GGGGTTCGGGCAGTACTGCGCGGCTATGCCGGGGCGACACTTGGGGCGGCGCATTTCCTTTTCCGCCTTGCCGGAACCGTGCCGGGAATTGGTGCAGCGGGATATGGCGGGTTAAGGGTTTCCGGTGGAGCTTGGGGCGGGACTGACACCGCCCCCTTTTTTCGCCCCTTTCGATCCCGTACCCCCCTAATCCCGGTGCGACCGCCCCGCCCCATTCCGCCCCATTCCGCCCCATTCCGCCCCTTTCGATCCCGTTCCCCCTATAGCCCCGGTGCGAGCGGACTTGACGGGGTGCGAGCGGACTTGACGGGGTGCGAGCGGACTTGACGGGGTGCGAGCGGACTTGACGGGGTGCGAGCGGACTTGACGGGGTGCGAGCGGACTTGACGGGGTGCGACCGCTCCGCCAAAAAAGATTGAAAAAAGTGAGTTTGGCGTACTTGACAGGGTGCGAGCCGGTGTTATCATCGGCTTCATTGTAAAGAAACATTAGCTTATTAACCAACCAAACGAGGTGCGAGCATGAAATCCAAGACACGCGAAGAAATGGTTGAGGCGTTGACGCTTGAAGCGATTGATTACATCCGCGAAGCGATGTTGCGTGGTGACACCGCGCTGCTTGGCGACTACTTGGAGTTGGGCTTCATCGGTTACGACAACATGAGCGACGAGGACTTGCGGCTTGAGTACGAGATGACAATCGGCAAGGAGGGTGAGTGACATGGCTTACAAGAAATACGCCCGTGAGTGCGACGAGTGCGGCAAGGGCTTCAACGAGGGCTACTGCGTGGACGGCGGCAGTTTCTACTACTGCTCCGACGAGTGCTTGCACAAGCACTACACGGCAGAGGAATGGGAGGAGATGTGTGCTGACGACGGCGATTCGTACTGGGGGAGGTGGGACGAAGACCCTGATGAGTACATGGTGGACGAGGCCGACCCCGCGCCGAACAAGTTGAGCGTGGCGGTCTTGGGAGAACACCTGCATCCCCGGTCATTGAACGCGCTCTTCAGGATACAAATGCGCGACCAAGGGCTTGACCCCGACAAGTACGAGTTCGTCAACTGGACTATCACCTGCGATGTGCAGATCAAAGAGGAGGACAAGGCATGAGCAAGACACGCGAAGAGATGGTTGACCTGTTGGTCAAGTGGGATATCTCAACCATCCGTGATGACCTGTTCAGCGATGAGACTTTTTTCCTCGACGCTGTGCTGCGCGGGGACGGGTGGACTCCATACAACCAACTGACGGACGAGCAAGTTCTTGCGGAGTACGAGCAGCGATGCGAGGACTACCCGGACGAGATGGGTGTGGACAACAACGAGGAGGTGTGACATGAACGACGAGACTACGAACGACCGGGACACCATCACCATCAAGTGGCACATCACGGATGTGCAGGAGGTGCGCCCTGACCTGACCGATGACCAAGCACGGGATGTGCTGTGGCGTGTGCGTGACATCCACGATGCCAACGAGGGCGTGAATTGGTACGTCATCGAGTGCGTGGCAAGCGAGATATTTCCCGAAGAGGAGGACAAGGCATGACCAACGAGGAGTTGACTGCTGAGATCGAGCGGCTGCGAGAGGTCAACACAGAATTGTTGGGGTGCGTTCTCGATGTTCTCGACGCAGACGGCGACCTCTACGCTATGGACTTCAACCGATACCGCGCCGCCATCGCCAAGGCAACAGAGGAGGACAAGGCATGAAAGACCCGACAAGCATGACCGACAAAGAGTTGGCAGTTGCCATAGCCAATCGCATCGTGGACAACCTGTGCGAGGCCGAGACAGCGTTCTCTCACGGGACTGCGTGGACGCTCGAAGAATGGGTGGTTGACACCTTGCTCAAGGGGTACAAGGCCAAGCCTCTGTATGAGATGACCCGCGATGAGTTGTTGGTGTTGTGGGGTGAAGTAACGGAGGACAACACATGAGCGACAAGAAGCGAGTGGTGGTCACCATCAGGAATGGCATCCCCGAAGTCATCGAGGCACCGGATGGTGTCGATGTGGAAATCTGGGACTACGACACCGAGTGGTATCCCAAGGACGAGTTGGAAGAAGACGAAGACGGCGAGATATATTTCCCGAGGAGGGGATGAGTATGAAGACCTACGAAGTGACGACAAAGCAACTGATGGACGAACTCGCCGCAGCAGCGTACGAATTCGCTCTTGCACGGAACCGCTACGATGAACTGCACAAGGTGGTGAAGGAGCGTCTGGCAGAGATGCGTAAGCAGGTCGAGGAGAACAAGGCATGAAATTTTACGACGCGCTACTGCCCGTCTTTATCGGGGTCTTCATGCTTGCCACGGGGCATGCGGACACTTCCGTTGCCCGTATGTGTATGGGCGCACTCATCGGGCACGGGCTTTTTCTGGTCTATAAGGAGATCAAGTCATGACCAACAAGACCTATACGAGCGTCATCGACACCGAAGTCTATGACAACGGGATGGACTACCTTGACGTGAACGTGTACGTCACCTGCCCTGACGGCAGCGAGTGGCGTAGGACTGTCAGCCTGAACAAGAGGATCGGGAGGTTGGATGGCTCAGTCACCTGCTATGCCGAGAAGCGTGGCTGCTTTGAGGAAGCAGCAGAAGACCCACCTGATCTCGTAGAAGCCATGTTCGACGAGCGGTTTGACGAAGCCGCCACCCTGCTCAAGGAAGCGTACAGACAACAGATCAGCGTGAAAGACCACGCCGACGAGATGTTGCAGGCGTTGAAGAACGCCATCGAGATCATCGAAGGCACGGGACTTGATGCGAGCGTCCAACGCGCCATTGTCGCAAGAGCGACAGGAGAGAGGAAATGACCGACATAGAGGAGTTCGACGAAGCTGGCGAAGATGGTGAGGTAGACACTTACCACGCATGGGACTGCGCGGATGATGGCGAGGTGCGAGCATGAACGCCGAGATGTATTGGTTTGCCCGTGGGTACTTTGACGGGCGCAGCAGCGGTGATCTGGATTCACGCGCTGAAGTGGACAAGACCATCGGGGCCGAACGCGATCTTCTACGTCTGGCATATCGGGATGGGTTCATCCGTGGCACGACGGATTGGCTTCAAGAGGCCGCAACATGAACGAGATCCCGAAGGACTGGTGGGTTCCCATTGACAGCGACGAGGCGTGGATTCGCCAACAAGTGTTCGACTACGAGCGCGAGTTGTACGAGCTGCGTGAGTGGTGGGTGCGACCGCAACAGTTGACCCGGCAGCTTGAATTGCCGCTTGACGAGCCGAAGCAACCCCGCCCCTACGCGCCGTTCTGACGGTGCTTGACAAGTGTAAAGAAACATTGTTATATAGTGGACAGGAGGATACAGAAATGTCTTACGACACGGTATTTGAAACGATGCTGTCGGGCATCAAGGTTGAGGTTGGCGCAAGGTGCGAACGAGGTCTTGGAGGTGGCGAGGTTGACATCGAGCAGGTCTTTTTGCTCGCTGTGTGGACACCGAAAACCCAGACGACCCCGGCAGGGTTTTGCGAACTCGACACGCCGGTTCTGCTGCCGTTTGATGCGAACCACGCCATTTATGACGAGGCACTAGCCATCGTCAAGGAGAACAACGCGCTGCGACATTTCGATCCATGACCCCCGAAGTAAAGGTCAAAGCTAAGGTCAAGAGAATTCTTAACGACATCGGGGCGTACTACGCCATGCCTGCGACCGGCGGGTATGGTTCGAGCGGCGTACCGGACTTTTTGATCTGTCACCACGGCAAGTTCGTGGCGGTGGAGTGCAAGGCAAACGGTAATAAGCCTACCGCGCTTCAATTGAAGCATCTCGATGACATCCGCAAAGCAGGTGGCATCGCATTGTTGATTGACGAAACAAACGTAGAGACCCTACGCAAGGAGTTAGAGACATGACTATCAGTGCAAAGATTCGCCGTTTTCTGGCAAACGGCGCGAGTCCCGAGTACATCGCCAAGCAACTTGGCATCAGCAAGAACCGTGTCTACACGGTGCGTTGGAAGGAATCGAAGAAGACAGATGAGCGTCTGTCGCCGCTGAATAAGGCTCCGACGAAACTCCTCGTCCAACCCGACCATTTGGATAAGGCCATCAATCTTTTGAAAACCCAATACATCGATCCCGTCAACAGTCCGCCGCACTACAAGGCCGGTGGCATCGAAGTCATCGACTTCATCGAAGCCAAAGACCTCAACTACCGCTTGGGCAACGTCATCAAGTACGTGAGCCGTGCCGGTAAGAAGGACTCCGACCCTGTGCAGGACTTGGAGAAGGCTGCGTGGTACCTGAAGCGCGAGATCGAAGCGCGGAAGGGTGCGTGACATGAAGACCATCGAAGTTGAAATCCGTGGCAACACGCCGCTCCTCATCCACAAGTTCACTGAACAGGCCGAGCAAGGCAAGGCTACGCGGCGCGTGATGGTGGATAGTATGAACCCTCGTGACGAGGCGACGAAGAACGCATACATCGCGCAGGATGGTACCTACTACTTCAATGCTTTCTCGATCCCGGCGACGATGGCAAATGCCGGTGTGAACCACAAGATGCGTGGCTCTCGCAAGACTTTGAAGTTCATTGTGCCGAGTGCTGTGCGCGTGGATACGGACACCATTACTATCTTGGGTGATGACGGCAAGCCTGCGGCGAACTTTGAGGTTGACGGTCGGCCTGTCACGATCCCGGCGACGAAGGGTCGAGTGATGCGATACCGCCCTCGCTTTGACAAGTGGGGTGCGAAGTTCCGCTTGATCTTGAATGATCAGATGTTGTCGTCCGAAGACGCGCATCGGCTGTTGAATGAGGCGGGTGAGTCGATGGGCATTGGTGACTTCCGCCCTGAGAAGCGAGGGCCGTTCGGCACGTTTCGCGTGACGAGCTTCCGAGAAATTTAATTTGAGGCGAGGTTAGGTGATGCACGGCTAGGCACGGCGTGGTAAGGCACGGTCGGGTTCGGTCAGGTTAGGTCGGGTCAGGCGGGGTCGGGTGAGGTACGGTGAGGTTGGGTTTGGTATGGTTTTTAGGGGGCAAAGAATTTTTGAGGCGTGGTATGGCGAGGCACGGTTGGGTTTGGCGAGATATGGTGGGGTTTGGCAAGGTGTGGCACGGCTAGGCGAGGTGAGGTTTGGTTTGGCTTTTACTAGAGAGGTACATATGTTTCGTGATCTGATTAGTTGGTGGAAACGTCGAGAACATGAGGCTCATTACGCATGGCGCAGGGTGCCGCCACCGAATTGGCGGTGCAGTCGTGGCGGTCTTGGACGATGGGGGAACTACTGGTGAGCGACGAACGAATCAGCGAATACACGCTTGACCGAAAGAACCAAGAGATAAATAACTTGCGGCGTGATAACGGGTACCTCGCGGACGCGCTCTTCCGCAAGGACTACGAGTTGCACGAACTGCGCCGTC